CGGTCAAATTGGCCTGACGCTCGATCGCTCGAAAGCGCCGCCGCCAATAGGCCGCGCTTTCTCTATTGTCCGCTGCCATCCTTCACGCCGCCCTTCGTACTGCCGTTTCCGGCGTTGGGGAAAACCGCCTGATTGAACAAATCCTCCTGTTCCCTTTGTCTTTGGGCTTCCAGCCGCTCCATTTCCTCCTGCGGATCGTCGATCCAGGGGTGCTGCGCGACAATGGTTTCATCGGACAGAATGCCCACGGACGCCTTGCAATTTTCAATCGCTTCCGTTTCGTTAATAAGAATATCGCGGTTGAAGGCGATCGTAACATCTTCCCCAGAAAAATCGCCCAATCCCGCATTCGCGAGATGGGCATCGACAAACCAGAGAATATCATCAAAGGCTGCTTGCAGTTCGGTTTCCATATCGTTCGCTTCCAGGTCGATGTCGCTGTACATGGACTGGATATTCATCTGGTTTGGATTGCCGGACAGCCGGTCGTCCTTGGCATCGTAACCCATTCCGTTTTCGATCAGGGCCTTCTTGAAGATTTCAACAATAGCCTTGTAGTTCTCGGCATTGACGGTAATCGTCAGAGTTTCGACGCCGCCTTTGGTGTCCCCGTCGTAACGAACCTTGACGGCCCCGAATGTGGCAAGATTCTTTCGGAACTCTCCCAAATTCGTCCCGTCATAGTTTTTCAGGACAAGAATAGTATTCCGGGCGTCCTCCTGCATATTGTTTTCAAAATCCGACAGCATGACGTTGATGCCATCCTGCAGAGATTTGACTTTCTGAATCAGCGGCGTTTCCTCTTCGTTGTACTTAATCGGAATCAGGGGAATCCGCTGCCAGTTCAGGGCGGTAATCTTGCCGTCCCGATCCGCGGCGGTGACGTAGGACGCGTCCGGACGCCCCTCCGGGTTATCCACATCGGGGATCAGCTTGGTTCCGTCAAAGATAAAACGCTGAATCCCGCTTTTATCGTAGAGTTCAACCTTCTCGATGATGACGGGATTGCGGCCTTCGTAGCCCTCAACCAAATACAGGCGGATCGCGGCGTCAAGGATTGTGTGCTCGCTGTCTCGCCAAAAGGGAAGAATCTCATAGCCGGGGAACAGCCGGAAAGCCAATTTGCCCTCTTCGTCGTAGTAAGGGTACAGCCACGCGATGCCGCCATTGAGACTGTACTTCACTGCGTTCTTCAAGGTCTTCATAAAGCGCTTGTTGAAAATATCCTTGAGCACGGAAACATAGGTTTCGTTTTTGCCTTCCACGACAAAGGGCTGCCCGACAAGATAGTTGGTTTTCTGGTTGACCAGCTTCCCGTACTGGTTGTCGATGATCCGGTTGTTGGGAAGATTGTCAACCGCCTGCGGCTTCCCATCCTCACCAATCATCATACGCCTGCGCTTGATGATATCATGCTCGTTCTCGTAGTAGAGCTGTCCCTTGATCTGCATCATACGACCTGGGCTTGATTTCCATCGGGCAAGCTCCAACTCGTAAAGCTCCCGGTCGGTCAGGGCCGTGCCGCTGCCGTGCCGGATCAGGCCGGAGATTTTACGCATCATGGAATGAAGATCAAACAGCGGCATACGCGCGCCCCCTCTCGCAGTAAATTTTAACGGAAACTGAACGTATCGCCCCGGCTGAAATCCTCCAGCGCATAGCGCATCGCGTCCATCAGATGGTTGAAATCGTCGACCGGCTGGTTCAGCCTCTTGCCGGTCTTTCTGTCCGTATCCCAGGTGTAGTTTGAAATCTCTGTGATAAAATTGACGCACTTGGGATGGACGAAAATGTGATAACCGGAGATAAAGTCGATGCCATTGTTTACGCTGTCCTTGCCCTTCCGGGCGCGGCGGATCCGGGAGAGGCCCAGTGTGTAGAGCCGGTCGATGCTCTTTGGTTCCGCCGCGTCGGCTGTGATCTTCTCTTTGACATAGCCGGCCCTTTTGACTTCATCGGCAATGGCCTCATTGCTCATGCCCCGCCGGTAGATCTCGTCGAAGACCCAAAGCGTTTTGCTCCCCGGATCAATCAGCCCGCAGAAAAGGGCTGTGGGATCGTTGGTGTAGCCAAAGTCCAGCCCGAAGGCGGATCGGACGCCGGGAAGAGCGCTGATTTCCTGCACGGAAAAGGCTCGCTCTTCCCAATTCTCATAGATCAAGCCCTCGACAATGCCCCAATCGCCCAGGCCCGCCACACGGTAGCGGCGGGGATTGTTCCGCTTCATGGTTTCAAAAACTTTCTTGTCGGCGTCGTCCAGCCACTCATTGCAGAGATAGTTGGTCGTCATGGCGAGGGTTTCGCTGTCCGGGTTGTCAAAAAACCTTGCTTTGATCCAATGGTGTTCATTCCAGGGATTGAAAGTCAATGTCCACTGCTTGAACAGGCCGCTCTCGGGCGGCAGCGCGCCGCGGATCGATTCGTCGAGCATATCGAAATCCGCTTCCCGGCTGATCTCGTAGGCTTCCTCAATCCAGCCCCAGCACAAATAGCCGCGCTCCGCCGTGATCGACGTTACCTTCAAAGGATCATCCAGGCCCCGGAAATAGATTTTCTGCCCCGTGGGCGTATAAGTCATTTCAAGCGGACTTTCTTTGATCTCCCAAAAGGCCGCGACGCCCAAGCGATGGATCGCCCATTTCAGCTCCGTAAAACAGGAGTCCTTCAAAGTGCGGAACACCTTGCGGACGACCAGCAGATTGGCGTCCGGGTACTTCATCAGGTTGACGATGTACCAGAGCGCGGCGGTTTTGCTTTTCTTGCTCGCGCGGCTGCCCTTGCAGACGCGGTAGCGGCCCCGGAACCGCCAAAATGTCCCATAGCCCCGGCCGACGTAATCCGGGAGGAAGATCTCTTTGGCCGGCTTAATCTTCAAGCTGATCGCCGCCGGAAATCACAACCGGGATCGAACCGGTCACATCCACATTTTCACGGAACAGCCCGAAGCGCTTTCCAATCAACTCGGCAGCTTTCAGCCGTTCCCTTGCGGAGACGCCGATGTCGGTAATAACCTGAGCGCCTTCGCCGGTCATTTGCAGAATCTGCTCGGTCTGTTCACCCCGCATCACGGAGGTCAGATACTCCATGACCTCCGTTGCGTCAGCGATTTTGACGCAGTGCAACTTTTCCAGCTCGGCTTCGATATAAGCGCACAGGTCAGGTTTTGACAGGTTTTCCGCCGCGATCTGCCTTGCCGTCCTCACGGAGTAGCCCGCTTTAATCGCCGCGTCGGTGGCGTTTCCGCTGGCAATATATTCGTCACAAAATTTCCGCTGTCTTGGCGTCATAGCCGGCTCCCCCTTTCAAGCTGAATCCGGGCAGGGTTGGCCCGCCCGGATTTTCCACGGTAGCATTATAGCATAGATGGAGCGAACAAAACGAACAACTTTCAGTTTTGCCGCAAATATCGCTTGACAGCCATGCGGCAGCCGTCGCCCGTATTCCCCCCGCCGACGCGGGCCGCGACCTGTCCCCACGGCAAACCGTTGACGAAACGGTAGGTGAAGATCTGCCGCGTCAAGCTGTCGGGGATCGAGGAGATGTAGCGCTCCAGACGGTTCCGCTCAAAGATGCACTGCCGCCGCTTCGCCTCGATGATGCCGCGCAGGTCGGCGATCTCGGCGGCGCAGTCGCCCACGATATCCGAAACGCCGTTTCCGTGCGGCATCCCCGTCAGGGCCTGCGCCCCCGGCCCCGCCCGCGCCTCGAGGGCGCGAATCCGCCGCAGATCCATCTCGATTTCGCGGTTGAGATAGTAGAGCTGGGAAAGCTCCGTGAGCGTCATAGCGCCGCCTCCTTCCACTGTTGTTCCTTACCTGTGTATTTCTGAATCCTGGCCCGAATCGCGGCCAGCATCGCGTTTTGGCCGTCGGCCTTTGTCTTCAGCGCCCGCATCGCGTCGCTCTCCACCGTCCCCTCGGCCACCAGACAGATAATGCTGGTGGTCGATTTCTGCCCCTGCCGGTACAGCCGGTCGTTGAACTGCTCCCACAGCTCCAGATCGTAGACCGGGCCAAACCACACAATGATATGCCCGCCGTCCTGAAGGTTCAGCCCGTGTCCCGCCCCGGCGGGGTGCGCCAGCAGCAGCGGAATTTCCCCCCCCGGTTCCAGGCGGCTATGGTTTCGCTGTCCTTGAGCTGCACCGCCTGCGGAAAACGCGCCTGAATCCGGTCGCGCTCGTGCCGGTAGCGGTAGGCGGCCAACACCGGCTCGCCGCCGGCCTCCGCCAGAATGTCCTCCAGCGCGTCCAGCTTCGCCGTGTGCAGCTCGTGCGCCCGGTGGTCCTCGTCGTAGACCGCGCCGCCGGCGATTTGCAGCAGCTTCCCGTTGACCGCCGCCGCGCTGCCCGCGTCGATCACGGTTCC